TACTAGCGGCAACAGTATATATGACATCTAGGCTGGTCACATTCGCCTTTGTTACTAGTTTGAAGGTGTTAGCCATGACTTTGTTCTCTCTCTTTCTATATTATCCCAACGCAATCGCTAGTGCTGTTGCCGTACTCTCTTTGGCTAACTGTACGCCCTCGACAGAAATCTCACCGGCAGATGCCCGTGCAATTGTTGTGTCGCTAGCGTGGCCCAATTCGATCCCGGTGACAGTTAGATCAGCAACGCCTGTTATGTTACCGCTGTCATCGATGAGAACGCCACTGTTTTGCCACTCTTTACCATCCGTACCACTAAAACGAACGACAGCATTATCTGTTGAGCTTGTGGGGGCGGTTAAGTATGAACCAGTGTTTGGTGTCGCATATTCAAATCCTGTTTTGCCTGAGTTGAGGACTATCGTATCACCAGCGATACCATCCTCACCAGCGTTAGGAATTTCCAGATCAGTGAGGGTAGTGTCAGCAATCTTAATCTTGAAGGAGCGATTAACTTCCTCCTGAAGTTGGATGTCCATCATAGCAAAGAGATCAAGCTGAGCTTCCAAGACATCCGCGAAATAGCCGCCCTGATTTTCAAGATCAGTCTGTTGCTCATGAGTAAGCACTCTCTTCATAATCACGCTCTCGCCCGTAGGGAGCGGAGTTACCTCATCTTCAGGATAGGTAATAGAACCAGTACCAGGGTACGTTGTCACGACGACAGCATAAGCGCTAGCACCCGTACCTTCTGAAAGGACAGTTTCAACACCGTCAGCATCAACGTGAGTGACCTGAAGATCATCTGAAGCTGGGATCACGATAGGGCTGAACGAAAAGCTGGTTGCGCTAGCGTTGCCGTTCGCAGTGACTTTAGCTGTGGCCGTTTCTACCGTCATTTCACTCTCCTAGTGGGATCACGTGATCCCAAGGTGATTATAGCCTATTCTACCACCCCAGGTATAGGGGAAGTTTGCTGTCTAAAGAACAGGTTTTTGAACCTGTCAAAGCCACTCTCAGGAACGCTAACAAAACCCCCTACTGTTGGATCAGTCTCAGGAAGCTTAGGCTGCTCGATATCGTTGCTGCGGATTTGATCCTCAAGCCCTAGAAGCCCAGCTTGCCAAGCGTAAGCATGGATACGGATAGCGCTCTGGGAAACTTGGGCTGGGGTATCAAGCTGTTTCATAAGCTCCTTTATCAACCCATACCTCTCCCCATTAGGTCGGATAGGAGCGCCACTGAGGGCGTCCGTCAACATCTGACGTATGCCCACCCTAGGCATACGCTGGAGAAGGTCTACCGCTAACTGAGAACCCCTGGTGCGGGCAATCAGAGATGACGCCATATTACCAGAAGCCCCAACGGCTTTTTGGCCAGCGCTAAGAGCCGCAGCACCAGCTTCCGCACCCATTAACCTGAGACCGAAATTGAAAAACATACTAGGTGTCGAAGTGATTTCCTCACCAGTAACTTGCCCCCCAATAGCTGCTCTTAAGTTCGCTTCAAGATTATTTATTTGATTGATCACATTAGCATCATCAACCTTCAAAAGACCATTTGCAGACATCCACTCTTTAATAGAAGGAAGCCCAGGCTTGATAGGATTATTGATAACATGCAACAATACGTCTAGGTCAGTTGCCCCATCTCTACGAGTGGCCGCACCGAAGATATTTTCCCAGATAGCTACCTGCAAACCATCCTCTGCCCCTGATGGGGCTTCTGACCCCCTGGCCACTCTCAACGCTTCGTCAAGCTTAGCTATAGGAGTTGGCCCAGCAAGAGCGCCACGAATGTATTCCGACACACTCTCTGTAGAGAGAAGACCTCCGATAGCAGCCTTACGGTCGTCTCGTATTTTCCTGACCTGGGCTATACTTTTCGCCCACGCTACGAAATTTTTCTCGCCAGAGATAGCGTATTCCAAATCTGCTTTCACTTCAGGAAATCTCTCCAACAGAGCAGCCGATTTCTTCATGAAGGTTTGGAGACTTTTGATGTTCAACCTTCCTTCATTATCCACGGCTGCATCCGCAGCAATCCTAAGGAACCTGGACTGAAGATCATAGACAAGCTTTGAGTTGGCATCCATCTCTGCCATCTGTTGGCGAAAAAGAGTAGACCCTCCATCAGACAGCTTTCTCACAGGAATAAAGTTAGCTCCTGCCGTCAATTCCTGAAAGCGAAGCGCAGCCTTTGCCCCACCACTAGCTAATGCTGTTCTTAACACGACCTCTGGCGGCACCGCGTATCCGAAAGCAGTTTCTTTACGGGTTTGGCCAATGAAAGTACGGAGGAAGATATCATTCAGTAAGCGCGAATATTCCCTAGCATCACCAAGGGGGGTGGTACCCGCAATAGATTTTTTACCTTTGGCCGAAGCTCCAGCGCGGACAACATCATCCAACACTGCTTCTGCCATAAGTCCAAGTCTACGGGCAAGTTTGCTTCGCTCAACTGGAGTAGCGCGAGCTTCTTCCAGGAGTTCACTACGGAAATTCAAAAGCTCTCTCACTGAAAAGCGTTTTTGAGCTTCTTTTACTTGAGCCGCAGGTACTTTAACTCCTTTTTGGACAGCCTCAAGTACCTCACCAGCTTTCCTAATAACCTCAGCTTGTTCTATGATCTGCTCTGGAAGTTTAGCGGACCCAGAAAGCTCACCCTCTAATATTGACTTCAGCTTGAAAAAACTCTTCCACGTAGCTGGGGTATCCATCCCTTTAGCTGCCGCAGCCCACAACTCCCTTTCGATCCCCCTAGCGATACTCAGAGAATTCCCCAAAATTTCAGTAAGTTCTGCCGATATCTTTCCCTCATCGACAGTATCATCCCCAGCTTTCAGAATGTTCGCTGTAGCAGTTCTCGCATCCATCTCAGCATAAGCTGCTAGACGTTCAAGACCCATCTCAGACCTTACTCGCCAGAGCCTAGCAGCCTCTTGCAACGCAGCAGGTTCGCCAGAAGCCTTAAGAAGACGAATAGCGTTAACCATAGCCTCGAGAGTAGCCTCAGCTACATTACTACGATGGACAAAGAACTTCTGATCAAGCGCAGCTAAATTTGCTTCAAGGTCTATGAGAACTTTATGCCCAGTCTGTTGAGCTAACGTTCCTTGGCTCAATTCAGGAAGCATTTTATTAATAGCTTCCGTATCAGCCAGTAGACGAAGTAGTGTTTCTGGGTCTTCCTCCGCAGCTTTCCACAAACGATTTAGCTCACGCCCAGCAGCATTAGTACCGAAAAATCCTCTCATTGTGCTAAAGCTTTGGAAAACTTTTCGACCAACAAATACGGCCATATTAGTGGGATTGAGGACGCCTGCTGCGATACCTACACCAGCCCTAGCTATAGGCATGTCAGGGTATTGGCTCTCGAAAGCTGCCTCACCGCCAGCAGCGGAGATAGCAGAAGTAGTCTCCAAGAAAGCAAACCTACCTGGATTAGCTTTTCCCCAATCTAAAACACGATTTATGAAAGTACCTGGAATTGAAGCAGCTAATCTTAATCCTGTTTTAGTGATGACATAAACAGAGCCAGCCCCCCCAAAAGTAGCACCCAAGACTTGACCAAAGACAGCAGCGGGTTTCCTACGCTCCTCTACATCAAGAGGATTAATACCTATTCCATGTTCCTCAAGCTCCCTCGCTGCATTCTCTCCCGCCCATGCGGTAGCAATGAGGCCGGTTATACCCCCGATAACCACACCTGGAGGGCCAGCGATGATACCACCAGCTACACCACCCATGACGGAACCAGGGAGAATAAGCCCACCTCTAGTGAAGCCAGATACAATACCTCTCAATATATCTGGTGCGGTACTTTCTTCAGGCGTTCCTACGAAGCCTCCTACAGTCAAATCTTCCTCAGATAGGTCACTAGGGATATTGGTATCACGTGATCCCACTTCTTCTATCTCAGGAACTTCGAGATCAGTAGAAGGGGTGGTTTTGATAGCTTTTGCATCCCCTAGAAAGCCTCCTGCCGTAGGATCAACTTCAATAGAGGGAACATCACCAGTAGAAGCACTGACACCCCCAAGCTCTTCCAAATCAAGCACAGCTTGGTTAGTGGCATCAATCTCTTCGTTACGGTCGTCAGCTACAGAGATTTCTGCCATGATCTAATTCCCTGCCGCATTACGGGCAGCTTGGATCGCAGTTGCACTGAGAGGCACTAGCTGATCGTTGATAATCATCCTCCCACCAAATCCTGTAGCTTTGTCAAAGGGAACTAACTGTACTCCATTTGCTCTTTCATAGCGTAAGATAGCTGCGATAATCGCCTTCTGTGCTTTAACTTGGACAGCAGGAATTCTTCGCAAATCCAAATTATTTGCATAAGGTGGAGCGCCAATATATTTTCGGGCAGCAACTATAGCTAACCTTCTGTTGGACAACCTACCACGCTCCGTATCATCCGGGCTTTTTCCCTCATCTGACCCAGCTTTACCAAAGTTTCGTAGAGCGATATCTATATTCTCCGTCTCTTCATCTAGGAATTGATCTAGTGCAGCAAGACGAGTGGCCAAGGCAGCATCATTCCTGAGGAAGCCAACATCAAGGTCTCTCAGTTGCGTCTTCAAAATGTCAGTACGCTCTGACTGACCTTCTCTATCTGTGCGTACAAACGCATCTGTTAATGCACCCTTGAAAACGCTAAATCTAGTTCGCGCTGCGATAGCACTTGTGCCACTACTACCAGCAACAGAGCTAAGACCGAAAGGAAGATCACCAACAACAGCAGAAGTAGATGGGCCAGGACCCGTCAACCTATTCACACTGTTATAGAGCCCCCCAGGCCCGACAGGCGCTAAGTTAGCAAGAGCAGCAGCTTCAGGCGGAAGACTTGATTGCGCTGCGCCAGGTGTACTACGAGTGGGAGCGGGAGTACGCACCTCATGAAGACCACCCTTACCCAGTTCTCTTGGTTTATGTCCTGTTGCTTTATTTGCAGCTTCTATGGATTGAAGATTGTCAGGATCAAGACCAGCATCTTTAAGTGCGGACCTGACTATTCCGCTGAGAGGAGTTCTTTGGCGTGTGATAGGATCAGGCGTTTGCGAAGCGGCAACAACGTTAACAAAAGTAGTGAACAAAGCTGCTTCATCCGCATTTCTCTGCGATGGGTGTTTAGCAGCAGCAATTATAAACCTATCAAGATTGCTATTCATGTAGTTGAATAGATCAGCGCGATATCCAGACGAAGCTAACGCAGATGGATTCGCAGCAAGGGCTTGATCAGCTTTCAAACCCTTTCTCTCAATCTCTACTTTCAAACGCTCAAGCTCAGCATCCCTTTTATCAAGCTCAGCTTCACGCTCAGCTAGTTTAGCCGCTTGTTCACGACGAGTTGCCGGGTCCGTAGCTACAGCTTCTTGCCTTTCAAATTTCAGTTTATCTTCACCAAACGTCACTCGATCTTCTCTAAGTTTCAATTCACGCTCTTTGAGATCATCTTTTCCATCTTGAAGATCAGCAATAAGCTTATTCTGATCCCGTATCCTGATCGCTTCATTAGCCGCCTTCTCCGCAGCTACTTGTGCCCTACCTGCCTCAAGACGAAGCCTAGCAAGCTCAGCTTTTTGTTCCGGCTCAAAGTTTTTCTCAGCAAACTTCAGTCGTTCCTCGCGCAACTTAGCTATACCTGCCGCAAGCTCTGCATTCCCTTTTGCTATTTCAGCAGAAGCAGTAGCTTTATCTTCACGATTTGCCAAATTATTTTCTTGCTTTTGAAGCTTCAAAGATAGCTTATCAAGCTCTTGCTCTCTTTTGATAAATTTAGTCTGAGTTCCGTGACGCAATTCTTTAAACTTATGTATCTCTTTATCAAGTTTGAGATTGGCCTCACTAACCAACAGATTCAACCTCTTCACTTCTCTCTCAGCATCTTCAAGAATTTCAGCTTGAGTATCAGCCGCCACTTTACGATCATAAGCAGCTCGAGCCAAAAGAAGCGCATTTTGCTCAGAGATAAGCCTGTCTCTCTCACTACCGAAGTCTTTAGTCTTGACAGTAAGATCAAGCTGTTGCTCACGCATCTCTTCAGCGGTAAATATTTCTATTGTTTCAGGATCACTTAATATACGCCTGACACTATCGAAATCTTGAGCGCTGTGATAACGACTGAGAGCAGTTAATGCGAAAGCTTTTTTACCACTCTGCACCATAGCTTCAACTTCATGAGTATTGGCAGTAGGAGCGTATTTTTTACGTACCATTTTTTCCCAGTTAGCAGAAATTTCTTTGAAAAAATGGGGTGCAGAAGATACTTGAGCGCTCATCTTTCTGCGAGAGCTATCCATAGCGCCATCCATAATATCGCGCTGTACTTTCAAGCTCTCTGCTGCCGCTTCCGCACCTATACCAGCACTAAGACCACTAAGGCTTTTCCTCAGCGCTATTTTGCTTGACCCTAGCAACAGCTTGTTAGCTTCCGCATCTTCCCCCTCAAAAACTTTCTCTAGGCTCTGAGCTAACGCCAGTTTGAACTTAGATACACTTTCTTGAGTAGCAAACCCTCCACCTTTCCCACCTTTACTCGCTTCAAAAAGTTTTCGAGAATTAGCAGTCCAATCTCGTTCAATTATAGCTGTACGGATGGCATCTTCCCGCTCATCAATACGTTTACTAGCCGCACCAAGCTCAACACGGAGAGCATTCAAATCCCCTGAACCAGCGAGAAAATCATCACCCGCTTGGCCAATCAAAGCTCCCTTTTGCCTCTCTAATGCTCCAGCCTGAGACAATACAGTAGCAGCATTACCTTTCCTACGAGCTTCAGCAGCAGCAAGGTTAGCCTGAGTTTCCCCGAAAGCACCTTCAACACCGCTAGTGCTTTGGAATACTACCGGACCCCTCTCAGGACGAACAGAAGCGCTAGGGCGAATGGTTGCCATTTTTCTATCCTATGCGAATGCTGAAGAACCGAAGCGATGCACCAGGGAGCTAAACCCAGAGAGCCCAGAACCAAAAGTGCTTAATCCTGCGGCTCCACCAGCCTGCCGTCGAGCATCAGCAAGTAAAGAAGTGCTATCAGACAACAATGCAGAGCTAGCAGAAGCGTCAGGACTTTCCGCCCTCATCCTAGCTAACTCAGCCGCCGCACGTTTATTCTTCGCTTCCGTATGGAAAGCTATAGCTTCACGTTCAGCGTTATTCGAGATCGTCAACTCATCCAGTTTGCTGACAGACGCGATATCACCAGCAGTACCGACTGGAGTTCCCTCACTAACCAACAGACCACGCGCAGCAAAACCTACCTTAGCCTCTCCTTGAAGCCGTCGAGTAGCAAGCCGAAGCTGGCGAACATCAGCTTCACCGCGAAGCCTCGCATCCTCTGCAAGTTGATCCGCGACGATAGCGTTGTTCTCTTCAATTGCGGCTACATATTCATTCTGTGCAGCTACAGCTTCAGCAGCAGCAACTTCAGCTTGAGCCTGTTCCTTCTGGGCTTCAGCTTGGATTTCGATTGCTTGTGCTTGGATTTCGAGCCCTTCAGCCTGTTGCTGTTGCCCAGCTACAGACATGGCCAAGCCAGCGGCGCCAATAATAAGAGTATCAGCAGCAAGCGCTCCAGCAAGAGTCATCCCACCGATACCCACCGCAGCACCAGCACCAACAGCAGAACCACCAGCCACAAGAGCAGAACCAATGCCCGTAGCCAAAGCTATCATTGATACGATGCACATGCTATCTCTCCATCTGGAAACGATGGAAGGGAAAACCCTCCACGCCAAACGGCTCTGGATCGTCAATCGTATATCCAAGCCATTTCAACCATTTTACCGTCTTTTCGTTACGTGCGTCAACGTGGTTTTCCAAGAGATCATACCACGTTTTTATCTCCTTCACGTAGTTAACGCTCATCCTCAAAAAGACCCTAGAATGCTTCTCCAACCCCTCTGCGGCTAACATCCAAGGATTTCCAATACGAGAGAAAGGAGAACGTTGGCCGACACCAAACATCCAGACAGTTTGACCATCTGCGAGGCAAGCCATGGGATCACGTGATACCATTTTTGAGATCATCAATGCTTTAAAAGGATCATAATGCGCTGCTGCCCAAGCTTCATCGATATCACACTGCCGCATACGTGGAGCCATATTCGCCGCATGGTGCGCTTCAGCAGGTACAACTTGATACTCGACCATCTCTAGTCCTCAGTCTCAAGATCAGGAATGACAGCAAGGATAGTTATCGGTAGAGGGTCTTTTTGGCGCATAAAAATACGTCCCTCCACCTCCCAATCAGCAGGGATGGTTATCTCCTTATCCCCTGTCAGAAGCGCAGTAGGATCACCATAATCCTCATCTTCCCTTTGCTTCATTTCATCTAGGAACTCACTGTCAGGACCGATCCACATACCACGTGTCTTATTGAAGCGTACCGTCACATTGGCAATATGCTTCAGAGAGCCTTGGATAGTTCGTAGAGGAGCTTTGTCTTCGATATTCAATGTCTCGACATCAGCAATAAATTTCAAACCAGCATGAACTCGACTAGCAGCGCGAGGAAGAGTGATGGACCCACTTGCCACAGTGAGATCGCTTACGACGTTTCCATCTGCTAAAGCTACGATAGTCTCTCCCTCAAGATGGTGAAGTCCGGTAAGAGTAGTGAAAGTGGCTCTAACCTCTCCCCCCTCTATGTACGCATTAAATGCAGAACCATCGACAGCATCACCTTCATCATCCTCAAGCTCAAAAGTATTGGTAGCTTTATTACGTACTGTAAAGCGGCGATTGTTTAATTGATCCGGCTGAGTTTCATTTCCAACACTATCTGTATCCGCAACCCAGGTGATGCCGTTGATATCTACTTTCTCTCCGTTTAAAAAACCGTGTGAAGCTGCCGTAATAACTACCGGGTTAGCCGCCGTCGAAGCCGTGATAGTAATTGGAGTATCCAACGAAGCCCCACTGTCCACAAAGAAAGCATCTCTGATATCTGTGAAACGTCTGGTGTGAACTCTTTCGATGTATTGAACTGTGTTCCCACTGATAATACGCTCAACAACGAAGTAGAAGATTTCATCCTTCTCCGTTGATGTTGGCCTAATTGCAGCCACGCTTTCAAATTTACCATTTGGCGTATCCCAATGCGTCCAAGCTACAACTTCTTGCTCTTGCTGAAAAGTGAGTACACCAACCTGCCCATCAGACCGCACTGCCGCTATAAGAGGCTCCTCACCATATGCACAGGCCATATCCTGGATCGTGTATTCCTCGAACAAATGCGCTGCAAGAACAGTCATGTCAGAACCACTGTACCCATCAACATCAAGCGAGTACCCTAAACTCCTAAGCGTTCTATCGTCGTCCTGCACGAAGAGAATAGTGCGACCCATAACCACAGGACATTGATGCCCCGCTCCCCATCGTGTTTGCGGATTTTGAAAAATCGTGGCAGCTTCAAAACCCACATTCTCACCACTATCAATTACCCATTCCTCCCCACTAGTCAAAACAATGAGAGAGCCTTGGGGAATGTAGTGGCGTATTTCATTCACCTCTAGCGATGATAAGGTAGCCGTAATACTATCGTCAGCTTGACCGGGAGTAGATACTGATAAATTCTTAAAGCTACCAGTCTGAGAAAACCAAGAAGTATCCGGCTTGTTGTTAGTCCCACCATACACATGACGTTGTTGGTAATAGCTCACTGCCCCTGGTTTGTTGCCTGTACTTAAGAAAGGCTCGCGAGGGCGAGGAGGAGCAAAATCAAAATCAGGTGTAATACCGTCATCAACAAATGCAGTAGTTTCCGTCTCTCCTAAAAGACCATACAGACCATTATCAAAACGATAGACAGCATAACGCTGAGCATTCGTTGCTGCTGTCCAAGAGACATCAATATGATCCGTCACACTAAGAGTAGCGTTACCATCAGCCACCTCAAAATGGATAAGGTTAGCTGTCCCTGCGGATGAATATGCCGTGTGAGCAGAACCATCTTCACCTTCTAACTCAAAATCATTTGCATTTTTATTAGCTACCGTAAAACGGCGCCCATTCAATTCTGTCATACCCACGATGCTATTAATCTCGACATCATCTCCATTAGAATAACCGTGAGAGGTAGCAGTGATGACAACAGGATTAGCAGCCGTAGCACCTGAAATAGTTTTTGCCGTAGTGTTCAACCCTGCTAAACTTTCCTCTAGATCATCCTCATTAATAGCGGTGACTTTATATTTATAAGATGTCGATCCCGTAGTACCATCCTGAGTAGCTGTAACTCCTGTAGGATCATCTTGCCCCGGAGCAAAGCTTATACTCGTAAGCGTCCAAGCAGCGTGACCAGTTCGCGTCAGTTCCATCACATCATAGTCAGGATGAGCCAACGTCATAACATCCGCAGATTGGGTAAATTTAATGTTCCTAAGATCACCAGTGCCATAAGTGGTAGTTATCTCATACACCTTATATGAAGACCCTCCAGAAGTGTAAGCAGTGTATGCAGAGCCATCGATATCAGTGCCATCAGCTTGGCTCGTAAGCTCAAACGTATTCGCAGTTTTATCTGCTACAATAAAACGACGCCCATTTATCTCAGTCATCCCCCCGACGCTAGCAATCGTTACCTCATCTCCATTAGAATAACCGTGAGAGGTAGCAGTGATGACAACAGGATCAGCAGCCGTAGCACCTGAAATAGTTTTTGCAGCCTCTAATACGTGAGCATCCTCACGGATCACCCTCATGTAAAGATGCCCAAACTCCAAAATATATGTATCGGTAGTTTTAAACTTGAATGGGATCAAACGAACAACATTAGAATGATCACCTACAGGGCCAATAAATTTCAGACCAGGACGATTACTAACACCACCAGCAGCATGAATAATCACATTCCGCGCTGTGGCCAATCCAGTGTGGTATGCCGCAGTGTCAACACGACCATGTAAAGAAGGAGAAAGCTCTCCACGAGAAAAAGAAGGAAGTACCGTAGAAACCATAGCTACCGTCCCCTGATTATTTCAGCTTCTCTAGGAGCCCTGGGAACACTCTGGTTGGCGTCATGCGCTGCCGCAACATTTACATTCGCAAAATATGCCCCAATCATATTCTGTTTGATCTTATCTTTACTTGTGATCGGTCCCGCTATATAGAACGCCAGAAGGAAAGATAGAGTGGTTACAAAATGAGGTGTGAACAACGCCACAGTCTCTACATCACTAGTGAAAAGAAGCACCGCATCTTCTGCATCAGTAACGATACTGATAGTGCCATCACCTGCGTTCACCGTACTCATAGGAGGGCTGTCAGCATCAAGGCCCGCTGGGTTTTCGATATAACGGGGGGCGAGACACAGAGCCGGATATTGATACCTATAATTCCACTCGTTCGTTGGCGCGGCCACACTATGTTCCGCGAGAGCTTGACGAATACGTGCGAAACCCCAATCGAATTCTGCTAGAGCTTGGCGTCGAGCATGATCATACCAAAGCTTCGCTAAGCGAGCTTCGGTACTGTTTTCAGTTAAGCTTTGAATGGTCGATCTAGCGTGAATGTTGGAGAGAGCTAAGTTAGCGATATTCGTCTTACTTATCGTTACCATTGTCATCTCCAAAGATACGGTTTGCTTTGGACTTATCCTCAGGCGCTACAGCAGCCTCAATTAATAAGCTAACTAGATCAGGCATAACATCCCCCTAGAGAAAGGGGGAGGAGGAACGAAACCCCCTCCCCCGGACTATCTGGGATCACGTGATCCCACCTAACGGTTCTGGGCAGTCCAGATGTAGTCAACGGTAGCAATCACCTGATTAGCGCTACGGTTAGCGACAATGATCGCCGGAGTAACCGCAGTGGTGACAGTGATAGCAGCAGCCACACTACCAAGGTAGAGGTCGTTGACCCATGCCTCGACAACACCATCTGTATCGATACGAATAACAGCATCGAAATAGGTGGCGTCAACAGGTATAACTGAAGTAAGAGCGACTGGCGCTGTATCGGTGCCAGCCTTCACACCCGCGACATAGAACTTGTCCGTAGTCGCATCGATATCGTAAATAATGCCACAGGCATTTGTAGCATCACTATCGACAGCCGCTCCATTCATGAAGATCGGCAACTCAACTGTGGTCGAGATGGTGTCAGTGAAGCCGATAAAGATCGCAGCCTCAGATACATCATCGATGCTAATACGAACACCCATCTCCAACCCACCCTGGTTCGCTTTATAACCAAGGTTGATACCAGTGAAAGTCGATCCATTCGCAGAATGGACTCCATCGTCAGAAGCAGAACTAATCGTAACTTCACCATTCAAACTGTTGGCCACAGTAGTTGCTACCGCATTGCTGGTGCCAGAACCAGCCGTCGAGGACCATAGATCAGCAGGACCAGCATCACCGATAGCCCAAGTACCAATAAAATCTTCGAAAAGTACAGCACGATTGGCGTCATTCACCGGGATACCATTAATCCGGGGGCGGCTGGTGGGGAGGATCAGACCATCCTGATTAAAGGACGCCAGCAACCCACCACTAGGATCACGAATATCAGCCTCAGGAAAATCAAGGACACTGGTATCCGTCAACGTAGCCACGGCTGTACCGCTGGTATCCACGGTCACGATCAAGCGAACTTTCTCACCCTTCTTAGTGGTGGTGTACGTGGCAGCGACAGTATCATTCGCCGTAGTGTAGGTGTTGATCGTCTGCCAAGCCCCAGAGCCGGGAGAACCGACTTCGACCTGGAAAAGGATGGTCATATTGTACGTGCCAGAGATCGAAATGGCTACGTCTTCGCCTTTCTCCGTCAACTGGAGTTCAAGGCTGTCACCAACGCCTGTGAATGACGACATAAGTTACTCTCCTTATTTCTTTGCGCGGCTCTTGCCTTTGGCCTTAGCCTTAGCTTTGCCGCCGGTTTTGCCCTTTGTCTTCTTAAGGGCTTTCTTTGCTTTTTCGGCAGCAGCCGTATGAGCCGCCTGGGCGGCTCCAAACGTGTCAACTACCGGGGCGGTACCTGTAGTCTCTTCCGCCAAAGCTTTCTTGAAGGCAGCAGAGGGGTCTTCAGGTTCTTCTTCCTCATCTTCCTCTTCGTCGTCTTCCTCTTCGCCCTCTTCTTCTTCGCTGCCATCAGCGATCTGTTCTTTCAACTCTTCCGCCCTAATCCAAGAACCGTCAATCTGCTCTACCTCAGCATCACTTGGGATGTCCAGCAAAAGTTTATCAGGGACCTCAACCGCTCCATGTGGATCAAATTGACGATAGCGAATGCTATCAGGTGCAAACCATTTTCTCTTCAACTTAACTAACATTTCTTCCTCCTATATGGAAGCCCCGGCTGGGATCACGTGATCCCAACCAGGGTCAACCATACCTAGTTACTGGCGTCCGCGTAGGACTTCCACTTCGGGGGGTGCATCGTCAAGAAAGCGTTGACGTTGCCAGCGGTAAGAGCCTGTCCAGCGTCTTCCTCAACCTGGAAAGCAAGGTACCGCTCGTATGCCGGGTTCTCCATCGGGATCGGCATGGTCAACTGATAACCAGCCGTCAACGAAGCAACAGCAATGCTATCGGACGTAGCGTGTTCCGTCTGGGTACCGTCAACCGCGATGGAAGTAGTTGCATCCGACGCCAACTTGAAGCGAACGGTAGCAGAGCCACCAGAAGTGATAGCAGTCGTAACCTGCACCACAAGATACAAATTGCTGCCATCACCGATATCGCGAGCCACTGACAAATCGATGATGTCACCGATATTGACAGTAGAGCTATTGGGAGTGCCAACCGACGTTGCGTCAGCAAACTCCAGGCGTTCGTCCATGATCATCTTATCTTACTCCTTCTTGATCTGGTTCAGGACTAGGAAACCGTAGCTTCATCAGCAGCCAGAACGTCAACGCGACGCATCGGAATGCCGTGGAAGCGTTCGGTAAACCGTTTGTCAGCAGCAACCTGATCCAGGGACACAAGACCCCCTTGACCCATGGCCGAAGTCTGACGGGCAACCCAGGTGGCAATATCGCGTGACATATAGAAACACGGTCGCACCATACCCAAACTGGGAATGAGACGCAAAGCCTGAAACATCAGATCAGGAAGATTAGCGCCAGCCGAAAACGCGCCACTCGTATAGACACGTGTCAAATCCGACTTGTCGATATTGCAAATCCGAACGACATAACGCCAATCACGAACCGTAAGGCCGCAATCCCAGCGATAGTGCGTCCGATACGCTTCCATCCGACCGTTGGAACCATCTGCATCCTCGATAGTCACTTGACCCTTATCGGATACTTGGATACCAGCAGTCGATCCTTTCGGAACAATGCCGTGAACAGTCTCAGGCGACCAACCGATAAGCCAGATCGAAGCATTATCCGATCCAGAGCCACCACCAGTGATGATGTTGTCGGCGTTAGCGGAGCCGCTGTTGTCGTTGAAGCGAGGACCAAAACCAGTGAAAGCTTCAGGCTCCGTTGTTTCGTTTCCGAAGAACAGAGTATCAGAAATTTCCTGGTTCATGCCTTCGATGTGGGGGCGATCCTCAGAGAGGCGGAACTCAGCAGTATTGTTGTTGAGGTCGGCCAAAGCTTTATCGACTTCCGAATAGGCTTCCAGCATACCAGTGTTATCCGTGACCTGGACGGTCGTGGATTTGGTAGGCTGAACACCACCATACAGCTTGCGCCACGTGGGGGTAGGAATGCCGGTACGGATCGAAGACTTATGACCAGTAACGAGGTTGCCCTCGATCCAAGTCATCTCATCCAGGATTTCGTTGGTTTCGTTGAGGACTTCCACAACAGCGGCGATTGAACCATCTGGATCAGTACGAGTAGAAAGGTCCAGAAGGGTCGGATTTTTGACGGAAAGCGTAGCCATATCGATTGGCTCCTTCTATTGGGCTTAGTTACCCGCGCTCGCGTGAGACGGGAAAAGCCTTTGCGCTAGGGTTGGTTCTCCACCAGGGCCATCTCTCCCGGCAGTCGTATCTTCGGAAAGCTCCATACCCACACGCGCCATGAAGCGAATGATTTCAGGGTGGTTGCCTATTCCGAGATCATCCAAGGCACTGGAAAGTTCCGGTGTCCCGAATTGTGCTAGGGCTCGCTTGCCCATTTCGACGGTAGTATCGTAATTCTCACCGCCAATATCCTTATCTGCCTTAGCCTCATTAAGCCAACTGTTGATAGTCCCCTCCCAGCTTGAGGCTGATGCTTCCGCATTCTTCGACAAGCGCTCACTCTCATAGTTAATGAGAGCTTGAGCTTGCTCTTGATCCAAGTTCATCGACTTGGCGATTCCGTGAAACCCTCCTAGCTGCTTTGGATCGATGACCGACCCTTCAGGGACCGTGAACTCCGCATACTCTTCTGGGGCTCCCGCCTTCTGCTCCCCGTCGCCGTCCCCTGACTTATCCTCTTCTTCGGTGTCTCTCCCACCTTTGTCCTCTTCCTCCGATCCCTCATCTGCCTTCTCCGTAGTCAGCGGGTTAACATCATCTTTGATTGGCTTATCTTCTTCAGAAGCAGCCTCATTGGTCAGCGGATTGATGTCATCCGTTTTGGGATCACGTGATCCCACATCTCCCTCAGCGGAAGCGACATCCGTAGTATCTGTGTTGGCCTCTGTCACGCTCGTATCACTCATTTCCATTCCCTCTCGTTAAAAATCTGCTTATTGTACCTGATTTCATGTCACGCTGTAAACAAGATCTTTTACACGGCCCTCAGCCTGACTTTTGAAATAATCATCTCGCGCTCTAGCTTCCTCTTGCATGTCATGATATGCAACAGGATTAGTGGTCATCAACTGGCTCAAGAGAGCTAGACCAACACTTCGCCTTCCTTCTCTGAAGTTAGTGTTGCTGTCTCTTTCTGGATCAAAGCTGAGTGAGTAGATACCAGCTTCCTCCAAGATGGCCCAGATAACAACCCTTCCATGTTCGTTCCCGACAGTGCGACGCAACATCTCCAACAAATACGCATTCTTGATCTCTGCCGTATGTTTCAGTAACGCTTCAGTCTCTTCCTCACCTTGAGGATAAAGCCCCTCCGTCCTATCACTCATCTTTCCCTCCTACTGAGAAATCCGCTCTACCAAACGAGAGCCTACACTATCGTCATCAAGCTTTGCATCCGTCGCCATCTTAGCTGTACTGGCGACACTCTGAGATGAAGCCAAGGCTTGTTGCATTTGCTGCTGCTGCGCTCTTTGCTCACGTGTCGCTATTACTTGATCGTCGTCATTGATCAACGAAGGCGGCGAACCCAGCAATTGAGCATATTCATCAACAGCAGCATCACCATTAAGTTTATCCAAAACTTCAGGCTTAACCTGGGCCAATCCACTAATTGACCCAAGCAAACGATCAATACTGCCGATAGTAGCAGCTTGTTGAGCCAGAGCGAGCGTCGAGACATAACGAGGTTTCAGTTCTCTATTCTCAAGCTCTTGAGGTGGGGGTGGAACCAGATCAGCACGTACCATTTGGTTAAAGGTACGGCTAACCAAAGGATCGAGAAAATCACCATACTGCCGTTCCAAGATAGGACCAAGTTCCAGAAGCCTCTCTTGATTGCGTTGAATAAGCTCTAAGCGATTACGAGGCTGAACACCTTGCATCTCTGTTATCGCCTTAAATAAATCAGTAAAGAAAGCTTCACTAATCCTGTTTTCAGTATTTATGATATCCTGCGTCACCTCACCAACAGGAAGCCTCACCTCATACACGGGACGAAGTCCCTTCATATCCCCACCGGGATCATACAGAGTAGCCTGACCAGGGAGATTACCGATAGGAATATTCCTCAAGGCTGCGGGACCGTGGAGGGGAGGCGACACCATCTTCTCAACAGCTTGCGCCTTCCGCTTCTCCATCAACTGAAGTTGGCGAACGTCACCAAGAGCAACCATACCAGGGCTACTAGTCGCATAGACATCTTCACCCGTCAATTCCCACCGTGGGCAATAGAACGGAAACTCATCGAAACCTTTAGTCTGTAGAAGAGTATTCCTATCATTGTTCCCAGGCTCGTAGTGAACAGAGCGAAAGCGCTTCTGAGTGGGCTTCAAGCTTCCTGACACGAAGTTCGGGTTAGGTTCAACAAAGTGAACCAACTTATGCCAGTTATCACGATCACCGCGATCCCATTGGTCACGCACTGCCTGACTAATTTTTTTACTGACTTGCTTAGGACTACTCGAAAACTTTCTGATGATCTGCTCAGTCGTGGCCTCATATTCACGAACTACAGTGTTTACCACCCCACGCTCATCCTGCGCGATCAGATAGCTGCCTACCGTATGAGTATAGAAACGGGCGAGATCAAATGGATCGTCATCATGTGACATACAACCAGTGCCGAAGAGGATTTCTTCAGCAATCATGATCGGAGCCATATTGTAGAGATTAGTGGCATTAAAAATAGCCAGCATACGCTGCTGAAGATCGAAAAACCACTCGCGCACAGGCTTGAAATTATTCAGGTCCTTGTCATTCGTCTCCAACACTATCCAAGGTTGGCTAGGTGACATAGTACCATTGAACATGCCAGCCGTCGCAATATTAAGCGCTTTCCCGGCTCGACCATTGATGATGCTCTGGTGAACACGCTCACCCTTGTTGCGGTCAGTAGTCTCGAAACGACCACGCCTAGGACGTACAAACTCAGACAGCAACTTGTAGTGGTCAATAAAAGACGAACGCTCAGTCCTAAGAGCGCCAAGACGGCGTTGGAACCGTTCACGTTGCGTGAAAACAGGCATCTAAGATACTCCTCCTAACGTCACCTTCAAACCAAAAGCTGGTTCTTCGATACCTAGCCCTGAAGTGGCCACAGTCTTCTTTCTACCACCAGCTAATGCTTTTCTCTTCGCTCGCCGTGAAGCACGAATGATCGCCAATTGGCTGTCCGTAGGTTTAGGTTCTGCCTCAAGCTCTTCTTGAGTCGGGATATCCCGCTCAGCAGCCCCACCCTCAGTACCAGGAGGGGGAGAAGGAGGTGGAGGCGGTGGAGGCGGCGGAGGTGCAGCTTCCGCAGTCTCTACTCTTTCTTGAAGCTGATCAATCTGCTCCTGGAGAACCTGTGCCTGTGTCGGAGGTGGAGTAGGTATCTGCGGCGAAGGAGAAGGTACCTCACGACTGAAATTTGGTTTATCCGTGATTGCTTTACCAACAATAGGTATCTTGCGAGTAACGCTAACGATTGCTTTTTTCGAGATGCACACAGTGTCTCTCCTCTATTGACCGCCAAGAAGTGTATTCAAACCGAAATCAGATGACAGGATACTATCACTCCCAACGCTAGTTGATCTTTTACCCTTCGATTTTCTACCGATAATGGCGCTACCCGTAGTCAGATCAGTAGCAGATTTAGCAGTAGTACCTGGGGGGCTACTCTTCCCCTTACTACTAACGGACTTTCCGCCTTCATCATCTCCAGGGAAATCGAAGTCTGGCACACCACCGGCAGCATCAAAAGTCTCACCCAAAGTATTCAAGCCGGTGCCTATTAAACCCATCGCCCCAGTCATAGGAGAGGTTAAACCAGTTATCGCAGCCTCAAAAGGATTAGTAGGCTCAGGCTGATTAAGGTCCACCCCTGCTAAACTAGCTATAGAAACAGGTATAGACAGTGGGTTGACCGCAGCAGTAGCGGCACCAGAAATAATACTAGCAGCAGTATTGATCGCTGCTGTGGGCGTATCTACACTGTTAATAGCGTTGTTAATAGCATTGTTGATGAAAGAGGTAACAGGGTTTGCAGGGGGTTGGGGGTCACGTTCTATGTCATCTAGCGACGATAGATCAGAAGGAATAGAAGGGTTATCGAAATCTACTCCTATAGGTCCCCCACCAGCAGGAGCCGAAGGCGCAGAGGGAGCCGAAGGAGCTTGCCCTGGTCCCTGCCCAGGTTGGTCAAACATACCACCTGGTCCCTGCCCAGGTTGGTCAAACATACCACTAGGAGCGCTGAAATCAAAACCTATATCAGGCGCAGGGCCGAAATCAAAGCTCACTCCAGAATTCCCTCCAGCGCCGCCAAAGTCTGCTTCACCTACACACATGGTCTTATCCCCTCATCTCAGCAAAAGGATCGTAATCGTGATTCGTTTCTTGCGCTACCTGAAACATTCCATCAACAGCCGAACTATCAATAAGAGTAGCAACATCAATAGCCCAGGTGAGGGCAAGGGCATCAGCGATATCAGGAGAAGCCAACCCACGCTTCTTAAGCTCCTTCTTACTCTCCAAGCTGATTTGCTCCTTCGTCGTTAGCCCATACTCTCTTTGGGTCAACTCTTGCTTCAGTCGATGCCCTACATCATCCTCAAGCCCAGTCCTCGCTGGCAAAAACAACGTAGGCAACGCTTCAGCCATCCTACCCCACATCTCATCGACTTTATAGCGATATTTTCGAGGCTCAGAAACTCTCCCACCGAAGTCCACAGCTATGGCCGGATACCCTCTCCGCTGAAGGAAGTCCACAACAGCACCACCCACATACCCAGCGTCCACCAGGATCGAAACTGGCCTCATCCCTAGCATATCGAATTCATCGAAACATTGGGTGATCTTATCGACTAATTGATCCGTCGAGAGGTTATTAAAGATACGAGGCTTGAACGAACGCGCATCTCTCCCCCTTCGGGGAAAGATCACGCTGTCGTCATCTCCGAAACGAGCGCAATCGACGCCTAGAACCATACGATGATGCTTTTCCTCACCATCCATCTCTCGCGTCATCGCGCCATCAACCACCTCCTCAGAGATAAGCTGAACGCTACCCTTATCTGGGAACAACCCCATCCAACGAACTTTGAAGCGATCACTATCTTCACCCCAGGCTACACGATCCTCTTCAATCTTCTCTTTGTTGGTGATCGCCACAGTGCGACTATCAATCTGCCTAGTCACATAACGCTCAGCATATTTGCCCCAGCAATTCTCGAAAAATTCACCGCTATTACGTGTCCCGTTACCGAAATCAAACACCATCGGCTCCCCAGAGGACAATCCACCCTCTCTAACCTCAAATACCTTATCAGGGACACCAGAAGCCTCATCAAAGATATAGAACGATGTCGAGGTCGGCGCATGTTGCCCAGCGAACGCTTCCGACTTCTCCTCGCGGCAAGTTCTAGCATCACAACGCCACGTACCAGCATAGCGAAGGTCCTGGTGTACCAGAGACATCGATCCCCTGGAGGAGCTATGCTTAAACCAATGAGCCGTCATCGAGAGATGATGCCACTTACCCAATTCTGCCCAGGTCTTCGTTCTAAGCTGCTCATCCGTAACAGCCGTAACAGTACCCTTCGACATTGGGCGAGTGTCCACAATCCATTTGATGATCCAAGCCACCAAGGTAGACTTCCCAATCTCATGACCGGATACTGTAGCATACCGAAGTGGCGATACCGGGACAGAGCCATCGAAAGCATTCTCACGCACTCCACGGCCCACTTCATCCAGGAAATCACAAGCCCATAAATCAGGGCCATAGGTACAGTCGGGAAACCTGGCTCTGTAGAGATCGCGGCGAACTACATCTTCCGTGGTCATGAAATCTTCAACCCCCTCCGCCAGGGGAACTACCTGGATCGATGGCTCCGTATCCCAAGGGAAGTTAAACATCACATAACCAAGCGGATCACCAATGAACTCAATCATCATATCCGCCAGCATCTCATCCGGCGTCCTGACATCCTTTTTGGGATTACGTGATCCCATTTTTAGTTCCCCTCCCTATTCTCCGGGACATCCAACTCTGCCTTGATCCTCGCTTCCTCCGCACGAGCCTCATCAACCGTATCAAAGCTGTTGATCTTCCTCCCCGTCTCAGGATCGATCATCCCCGCCTCAACTACCCTACTGATAGCCTCATCAATAGAAACCTGCTTCCCGCCGAATATCGTAGGAATAACAATCTGCTTCCCATCTACTTCAACGATAACTCTCAACTCCGTAGAACTACCACCATCCCGGTTCCTGATAATTGGCCGACCTTGCTTCGTCTTACCAATCACCTCATCAGTAAGAAAAAGCTCGCCACCGCCAAAGGCGTTGAGGACTGAGGAAACGGCCATTACTTGCTCTTGCCGAGTGCCTTGATGAAAGCACCCATACCCTGCTTCTCAAAGGTACTGCGCAGCTGCTGTCGAGTAGGCCCAGAAGGCTCATCGTCATCCCCGTCGTCATCCCCGTCGTCATCCCCGTCGTCATCCCCGTCGTCATCCTCCGGGACATTCAACAGTGCCTTGATGAAAGCACCCATACCCTGTGTCTCAAAGATACGGCGCAGATTCTGTCGAGTAGGCCCAGAAGGCTCATCGTCATCCCCGTCGTAATTCTCCGGGACATCCAACTTCGCCTTAATCCTCAACTCCTCCGCACGAGCCTCATCAACCGTATCAAAGCCCCTAATCTCTCTCCCTGTCTCAGGGTCCTTCATCCCCGCTTCCACGATCCTGTCAATAGCCTCATCAATAGAAACCTGCTTCCCGCCAAACATCGTAGGGATAACCATATGCTCTCCGTCTATCTCCACAATAACTCTAAGCTCCGTAGAGCTAGTACCATCTATATTCTTTACAATTGGCCGACCTTGCTTTGTCTTACCAATTATCTCACCAGTCAGAAACGGTTCTTCATCATCCCCATCATAATCCTCCGGGACCGACCAATACCGTCCTCCACGTTTTAATATCCTATACCCCCGCTCATTCTCAGCCTCAACTGCCTTATGCCACGATTTATGCTGCTTCCCTTTCAACATCAGATAACTATCCATCGGCAGACCATGACGCCTTCTCTCCAGGTCTGTACTCTCTTTCACAGACCCCATATGGCCATAAGCATTACGACGCATCCCAACAGCCGACACATCATCATAACCCTCTCCCTCAGGGTCAAAGATATCTGACATCACTCATCCTCCTCAGAAGCCATACCAAGTCTCTTCTTCCCACCCATAATCCGACTAGCCAGATCGGCCAACTCTCCAGTAGTCTTATCCTTCGACAGACCGGCATGTTTCATCAAAGCCTCAAGAGCCGGTAACTTGCTATGCGGCTTCACCTTGATCCTCTTCACCCGGACCGGAACCTTCTTGAGCTTCCCTTCCTCATCTTCCTCATAGTCATAACCATCGATATACGTCTCCACCGACACCTCACCCAAGGCGTCGAAGACCCTACCATCCTCAATCTTGTTAAAGTCAAACACCAGATCGCCATCATCAGTTACAGTCATGTAATCCGTGACCGAAGAGAACGCAATCTTGGCCATCTCCTCTGAGATCGTCTCATAGGTAATCTCATGCTTCTCACGGATCGCCTTATGACGCCGCTCTACCTCGGCAGCGATCCTGGGATGGTCAAAGATGCGTGTGTAATTGCCAGCCTGTTTGTAGCCAGCCCTGCGGATGGCATCAGACTTGTTGAAATTCGAAATACCAAAATAGAAGTCCACTAATTTCTCGTGGCGCAAGCTGATCTTACGCTTTTTCGATTTCGCTGTCTTTTCCCAAGCACTCGTCATCCTGCTTCTCCTTTAGAAAGCGCTGGGGAGTGACCCAGGGCGTGTGAGGCCACTCCCCAGGCTCCGCGACCCCTACAGACGAGCTAGCGAGGGAGGGAGCCCACCGCTCGAGCCCGTAAGGCGCTTCCGGGGCGTCCCACATAGGATATCTCAGGCTCTTTGGGGCGGCAATAGCTCATATTTGGCGGAATATGGGGGTTTTTACCACATCTAGTGCTTATTTTTATTATCAAAAGTCTATTTTCGCTTTTTTGGGATTACGTGATCCCAAAATACTGGCTGTGGATTTTATATATTTGGGATGGATTTGGGATACGCAATTCCGACTTCAGGAGAGAATTGGGATACGCAATTCCGACTTCAGGAGAGAATTGGGATACGCAATTCCGACTTCAGGAGAGAAT